CTGACTCGTGTTTTGGGTCAGATTGGCGGTTTTCTCTGCTTCTGTGTAAAAGTTGTCGTAATAACCCGCAATGTTGGTTTGCAGCTTATCCAGTCCGCCGCTGAATTCAATTAGAGATTTGGTAGCCCCATAGGTGAGGTCTTTGAGCGAATCAAAGGGCAGAGACTGCAGCGCAGTGTGGAATGTGGCCAGTGCCTGCGCACCGATCAGCGCGGCGGTGATCTGATCGGCGTTGGCCGTGCTTGCGGTGATGTCGTCAAACACGCCCGACAGGTGCTTGGGCAACTCGCTGGCTTGCAAGGCAGCGAACACGGCGCGGCTGGCAGCGAGGGAGTAGGCGGCGGCGCTTGTCGGCGTTTCGCCGCTGTTGTAGACGCTTGCACCGTTGACATTCACACGGAGCGCAAAGTTGGGGCTTTCGCCCTGGCGGCCGGTGTTGCTGCCTTGCGAAATCTGCACGCCCGAAGCCTTGATGCCCAGGCTGGCAGCGGTCGCAAAATAACCAGCTGCCAAAGCCGTGATGGACTGATCCACCGGTGCCAAGCCGCCCCAGGATGCGGATGATGTGGTGCCCGCCACATTTCCCAGCGCGTCATACGTCTTGGAGCCTTCACCGGTACCGCTGGTGCTTTTGGTGTTGTTGCCTAAGGCTACAACTGCTAGAGCAGCTAAGGCAACCCACCCAGCAGTCCCTACCGCCCCCAATGTCTGCCCTGCGCCCGCCATGAAACTACTAAGGCCAGACGCTTCAGTCATCATCGTGACACCCGCGCTAAAGGCCTCGGTTCCGATGGCTGCGCCTGCACTAAATGCCCCGCCAAAGGCAGAGGCCGCGCCACCTATTGTCCCAGCGCTGCTGAGCACGCTTGCCCCGGTGCTGACTGCGCTTGCTCCATTGGCCGCGCCACTCAGGCCCAGCATGCCAGTGACGCCCTGCGCAATCGGGTTCATCACAGCGCTGATAACCGGGCGCAGCACCATCGTTTTGAACATGTTGACTACCGTGTCGCGCAGGTTCTTGGCAAAGTCCTTGCCCGACTCAAAGCCGCGCATCAGGGCGTCGGTCAGCGTGTCGTTGATTTTTTCGGCGGTCTTGCTCCATTCGGCTTGTGCCTTTTGGGCTGCATCAATGGTGGTCGCTTTGGCTGCGCCTGACGCCTTGGCACTTGCCAGCTCACGATAGGCTTTGGCCTGCTGCATGGTCAAGCTGTATTCAGCCTGATCTAAATTCTTGTCCAGTGCACGTATGGCCTGACGCTCCAACTCAGTCGCCATCAAATCCAGCTTTGCGCCATCAAGGGCGGCAATGGCTTCTTTGCTCAGGCCCAGGCGGTCGTTTTGTTCCTGCTGCGCCAACACCTCGGCCTTGAGCTTGTCCAATCCCTTGTCCAGGCTGTCGATGTATTTTTCATGCGCTTCGGCAGCCGCCAGGTTGGCCTTTTCGACCGCCTGAGTCTGCTTGGCCGCGTCCGCCATCAGCTTGGCCGCCATCGGCTGCTTGGCAATCAGCTGCTCCACCGCCTCCACATAACCCTGCTCGCTCAGCGTCCCCTTGGCACGTACCGCCTGCAAGCGGGTCAACTGCAGCTGGTAGTCCGCATTCACACCGGCCAGGGTGGCCAGCAGCGCCGCTTCTTTCTCCATCTCGCGCGCGGCAGAGTTGTCTTTTCGACCTGCCGTGGCCGATTTTTCCGCGTATTTGCTGCGAATGTAATCTTCAGCCTTCTTTATTTTTTCGGCGTCCAGCAACACGCTGGATGGATTAGCGGCCCGGATTTTTTCAATCTCACCTCGGTAATCCTTCAATGCATTTGTCAGCTTATCTTGCCTCGACAGAGCCGCCTCATTCGCTTTTGAGACCGCGTCGATTGCCGAAATACCGGCCTTCTGGATGGCCGCTCGCTCCCCTTCAGCCTGCGCCGCCGCCTGCGACTGCGCCGCCACCCCACCCAGCGCCGCCGCTTGTGCACCCAGCCCGGCCAGCTCTTTCTGCAGACCCGCGCCGCCACCCCAATTGGCGGTCAGGCCCGGTTTGTCTAGAATAAAGTTAATTTCTTCGATGCGCTTTTGCACCTTCGCCAACTTGTCTCCGGCGGTCTCTTCCCGACCAATATTCAGCATCGAATCCCAAGCCCTCTTGGCCGCATCCTTCACGACCAGCCACGCCGTCTCCAGCGTCCCCAGGTTGTCCTTGATCTGGTCTGTGCGCGTCTTCATCGCCGTGGCGTAGGCATCCTGTGCAATCGACGCCGCCGCCTCCTTGTCCCCCAGGTCCTGCGCCGCCTTGATCTGCTCAAAGGTCGAAGCCGTCAAGTAGTTCATGCTCTCGTTGAGCTTCATGCTGGCCTTCACCGGCTCTTGCCCCAGCTCGGCAAACACCTTAACCGTGTCGCCCACGCTCTGGCCCACCGTGCGCTCCATCTCCACTGCCACCTGGCTAAATTTTTGCAGGCTCCCCGCAGCCACCTGGCCACTGCCCGCCATCTTGGCCAGCGCCGCCGCCGCCTCATACTGCGTGCCCACGCTGTGCCCAATGTTGCGCGCCATGTCCGCCATCTGCCCGGCAGTGGTGCCGGCCGCATTGCCGGTCATGATCAAAGCCTTCAGGTAAGCCTGGTTCTCTTGCGCGCCCTTGAATGCGGCATACCCAGCAGCTGCCAGGCCAACCGCCAACAGCTCAATACCCACCCCGGCCATACCAGCCGCGCCATGCAGCACCCCGGCTGCCTGTGCCGCATCGCCCATCGATCCGTTCATGCGCCCGGCCGCCGCAATCGCCTTGCCCGTCGCCCCTTCAATCTTCTGCGCCGCCGCGCTGGTGGCGTCAGCCGCCTCACCCAGGTTGGCCTTGTACCCCAGCATGTCTGCCGCAATCCGCACCACCATGGTTCCCAAACGAGAGCCAGACATAGACATAACCCAGTACCCCTTTGTTTTTAATCATCCGCCCTGGCTGCCTCGGCCTCGCCCTGCGCATTGAGCACCGCCAGCTCCATCACCCGCAAATCGGCAAACAACGCTGGCCACAGCGCGCGCCTCACACCCCCCAGCCGCGCCGCAGACTCCACACCGGGGTAACTCAAGCCCTCCCGCTGGGGCGCGCCCATGCCGCCACTGCTCCAAACCCACTGCGTCTGCACCGCCAAGAAGAACAGCACGCTCTCCCAGCAGTCCTCATAAACCTCAAATCCATCAACCACCGGTGCCGCCTCAGTTACCTCAGCCGCTTGCGCCGCCTCAATATCTGCCTCGCTCACCCCCATCGCCCGCAGGCCGCTTGCCACGCCGTCATCCACGGTGATGGACTTGGCTGCAGGCGGTTTGTCCACCCCCAGCCAATGACGCGCGGCCCCTGTTAGTTTTTTGAGCGTGCGCCGTTCACACTTTCCCAAAACGCCACCGCAGTGGCCAGCGGTGTGGGCTCAATCTGCAAAATCGCCTCCAGGTTGTCAACGGTAAAAGGCACGTCCTCCTGCGTCTCGGCGTCCTTCAGCTCCCAGCCCACCAGCTGGCGGCGCACCAGGTCGGCATTGGTCAACCCCATCTCACGCATCGCCGCAAGATCGTCGTTGCTCGCCCGCTTGAAGCGCGCAATAAAAGTGCTCTTGTCAAACCCGCCCTTGTCATTGGGGATATTCACAGTCACCGGGGCGGTAAACGTGGGGTTTTGTGTTCGTTTAAAAGCCATGATTTTTATCTCTGATAAGTTGAAAAAAGTTTCGTCATTGCGAGCGCAGCGCGGCAATCCATGCCCCCAATGGGCCTACTTGGCCACGATCACCATTTCATCGTTACCCGCATTCGGGTTGATGCTGAACTGCACCCCCAGCATCGCAATTTCGTTGTCATTGCTGATCGTCGGCGCGCTGGTCAGTTGCGTCTTGGGCATGTCCACCTGAATGATGTTGCCCGCCACCGTGCCGTGAATCACCTGCAAAGCCCCCTCGGTGCCCAGCCGGGCAATTTCGCCAAAGTTGGCCGCTGCCACGGCAGCCAACTCCATCGTCAAGCTGCCCGTGGGCTTGCGGTCTGCGCTGTAGGGGCCTTGGAAGCCAATCAAATCGCGCCACACCAGGGCGTTCGCCACGTCAAAGCTCAGGCTCTGCACCACCGCAGCCAAGCCGTGGAAGGTAAACGTCGGCGTGTTCACCTTGCCCACTGTCAGTGGCTTGGTGAAGCCCGTAAACACCATGCCGGTGGGGAACGTGGCGTCCGTGGCCGTGCTGTATTCGCCCAAGAACTTGAACTTCATCACCGGTATCTGTTTGGCATTCAGCTCAAAACTCACCGTGCCCTTGCAGTTGGTCATCTTGAACAGCAGCCCGTCCAGGTAGCCATACATCGTCACCGTCGTGTCACCCGTGCTGATCGGCGCATAGGTGGCAGTGGTTATGGCCACCAGCGTCTCGCTAAATCCGCAGGCCATCACCAGCGGTGCCCATTTGGGCGCAGTACCCGCCGTGCCCGAGCCAGCCAGTTCCACCTCAAACTCAAACTCGCGGTGCACGCCAACTGCCAGGCTGCCAAAGTTGCCCTTGTAGCCCCGAATGTTGTTGCGCTCCACAAACTCCGCGCTGATCATCTGCGGCGTAAACGCCCGCACCAAAATACTGTTGGCCGCCGGCGTTGGCACCGGGTCAACCCCAGCCGTTACCTCCTGCTTGACCAGCAACACCATGTTTTTCATTGACTTTGCCATCACGCTTCTCCCAAAAAGTTAAAAATCTTTACCCAGCCACCCGCTACTCAGCCACCGGCTCAACCCGGCTGCGCAGCCCCGTGAACGGGTCGCGCACATAGCTGCCGCCCACCCCCGTGAACTCGTCCGCAGGCCAGCCGCCTTCGGGCTCTGGCATGGGCATGGGCTCGCCCGGATGCGCGCCATCCGGTCTCGTGCCCACCACGCCGGGAATCTCGCTTGCCGGGTCCGCCGTCACCACCCCGTCATTGCGAGCAACGCGCGGCAATCCATCTTTCGTTCCCATATCAGTTCCTTTAAAAACATCAGGTTTTCACCTCAAGCGCCAGCGCCAGCCAGCCATACGGGTGCTCCAGCTGCTTGCTCTGCACCCAGTCGCCTGGGTACATCACATCCAGCCCCGGCACGCCCGCCGTGTTCGCCCACAGCAGCACATCGCCCAGCAAGGCCAGCTCGGCGCACTCCACATCGGCGGGCAAGCTGCCCTCAGCCACCTGCACAAAACCCACCAGGCGCACATTCATGGTCCCCAGGTCGCCCTCGCGCCCCCGGTAGTTGGCAAAGCCGCCACCGCCCTCGCTCACCACACAAACCAGCCCGGCCAGCAACTGCGCGCGCGCCGCATTGGCAGGGTCCACCAGACTGCGCTGCACATACCGCAAGGGCAGCGCAGCCGCCAGGCTCGCCACAATCGCATCCAGCACCGCGTTGTGGTTGTTCACGCTCATGCGGTTGCACTTCCGGCGTCAGGCCGTGCCGCCAGCACCCGGCGCACTGCCAGGTCAAGCCGGCGCAACACAATCGGCTCCATCTCACGGGCCGTGGGTGCCACAAACGGCTGCGCCTTCACGCCCTTGTGCCGGATGTGCCAGGCCAGTCCCTGATAGCGGTCGCGCAGCTCAAGCTCAGCGCTTTGCAACGCCTTGCTGCCCAGGCGGTTCTTGTGCTTACCGGGGAACGCCGTGCGCTGCAGCCAATCCACAATGCTTTTTGCAGCCGGGTCAAAAAACCGGGGCAGTCCCTTGCCGCCCGGCTTCACGCCGTCCTCTACATACGGTGCGTGTGCCACGCTCGGCCGGACCTCCCATGCCATAGCCCCTACCTGCCTGGAGATGATCGAATTCACCAAATTACTTGAGTGCCCCTTGGGCGCCAGCTCCCGCATGCGCCGCGCCGCCATCTGCGCCAGCCGGGCCACCTCATCCGCAATGCCCCGCTCCATATCCGCCCCATGCTCACGCAGGGCAAACACCACTTCATGCGCGCCGGGAACCGTGGCCATGGCTAGCGCGCCTCCACAAATGCAGCCAACAGCGCGTCATGCAGCGCACGCGGCGTGCTGTTGCGTGGCGTTCCGCTTAAGCCATCGCGCATTGCCACCGGTTTGGACAGGTTGCGCAGAATCATCTCCATCGCCGCTTCAGCCTGCGCACGCAGCAGCAGCAGCCCCCGGTCAGCCGCACCCACCGTGGTGTCAACCGCAGCCGCCCCAATCACATGCCGGGCAAAGTAATAAAACTTGAATGCACTGCCGCGCACGGCAATGTGCGCCGCACTAGGCGCGGGCTCAAACGCCAGGCTGGCACCCGCCCCATCCTTGTAGCAACTCACCCGGGACACCGCGCCGGGGTAGCCCGGCTCCCACGGCTGGCGGGCAATTTGCATAGCCCACAAATGCGTCTTGTAGTTGTAAAAGTCCGGGTAGGCGCTCAAGGGGTAGTTGGCCTCGCCACTGACAAGCGTCAACTGCCCCAGCCGGGTCACTGGGCGCTTCCAACCCATGTCGGGCAGCGCTTGATTCAAAAACCGCACAAAGTCGGCATCGGCGCCAGCATCAAAAACGCCCGCGCTGTCATGCAGCGAACTCTTCAAGTCCGCCACCAAATCCACCAGTGACATCGTGCCCGCCATGGTCAAGCCTTACAGCGGGTCAGCGCTCAAATCGTCGGAAATCAAGGCGTCATTCGCCCGCTTGATCCGCTCGTCGGCCAGCGCAGTCAACAGCGAGGCACGCGGTTTGGCCGCGCCCTCTTCCAGCTCCGCCATCATGTCCAGCGTGTCAGTGCTCAGTGCGTCCAGGCTCTTGGCAATGCTGGCTACCGAGTCCTTCAGCAGCAAGGCCACATGATCGGCCAGCGTCGGGGCCGGTGCATCAGCCACCGCTTGCGCCGGGCCCGCATCAGGCACCTCCACCTCACGCCCCTCGCCCGGTGCAATGGCGCTGCCGCCCGCATACATCATGTGGGCCGTGTCGTTTTCAATGTACTTTTTCATCATGTTCTCCGGTTTGCCCTGGGTTCTCAACCCTGCCCGCGCTCAAGGCGGGCAGGGGGAGACACTCGTGGTGGTGGTTATTCCGGCTTAGCTCACACGGGCAACACGCCCGGCAGTGCTGAACAAGATGATCGAGCTGCAAGCGCCCTTGATCTGCGTCGGCGTGTGGCTCACCACAAACTGCGTGCCAAAGCTCTCACGCTGGTCGGTGAACTTGCCGTTGCTGTCACGCGCCTGCTCAATCGGGTTCATGGCAAACGGCTTCACCATGCGGAACCGTGTGTTGCCCCGCTCGCCCACAATGATTCGCGTGTCCGCCAGTTGCAGTCCCGGCGCCGTCGGGTTGAAAGTGCCCATGCCCTTGGTCACACCCACACTGCCATCAGCATTGAGCCCATTGCCCTGGCGTGCGCCGTTGGCCGAAAA